GTATTGTTGCGACAACACGAACGGCACAGTGACTGTGGAGAGCCCGACCTCTTGCGAGGACTGCGGTGACGGCATGAACGAGGACGATGGGTACTGGGTGTATCGTGACGAGTCGCGTCAGGTTTGCCAGTCCTGCCTTGAGAACAGCTACACGTATGTGTATGGTCGCAGGGGTAACCAGTACTACATCGACAGCGACAACGCGGTGTACTGCAACGATGAGTGGTACGACGAGGACTACCTGTCCGACAACGACATCGTGCGGCTTGAGTGCGGCGACGCCTGTGCCTTAGATGACGCGGTGTATGTTGAGTCATGCTCCGAGTACTACGAGCAAGATGATGAGCGTGTGTGTTACGACGACTACAACGAGCGCTACGAGTTGCGTGATGACTGCGTTGAGCTGCATAACGGCACGATGTGCCACAGCGATGACGCTTGGATGTGCGAGGCGACCGATACGTATTACAGCAACAACGACAGCGATGACCGCGTCAAGGTTGACGGCAAGTTCTACCACAAGGACAACGCCCCTGCCACCGAAGAAACAACTGAAACTACTGGAGAATGATTATGTTGATGACTACATTACAACGCGCCCTGTCCGTTAAACGCCCACACGCTGGCGCTGGCGTTGCTGCCTTCACTGAGTGGCTTGCCACTGCTGTGCCCGAGTCCGTTCAAGAGAAGACTTTTATTGATGCCTGTGGCAACTTGCACGTGGACGCAAGGACTGATGCCAAGCACCGCACTTTGTTCGTGGCGCACGTTGACACTGTGCATCGTGTCGAGGGTAAGAACCCTATCCGTAAGGTCAAGAACAAAAAGGAGCACGTCTGGCACGCGACACCCAACTCATGCCTTGGTGCGGATGACGGCGCGGGTGTGGCGATGCTTATGCACATGCTGCATGGCGGTGTGGCTGGCTACTACGTGTTCACACAAGGCGAGGAGTGCGGTGGCATTGGTGCTAAGTATCTGGCCCAACACAACGTTGAGTTACTCGACCAGTTCGACAGAGCCATTGCGTTCGACAGGCGCAACGTGGACAGCGTGATTACGCATCAAGGGTATGGTCGCTGCTGCTCTGATGTGTTCGGCCAAGCGTTGGCAGATGCGCTCAATGATGACGACATGACGCTGATGTACTCGACCGATGACAGCGGTGTGTATACGGATACGGCTGAGTTCACTGACAACATCCCTGAGTGCACCAACATCTCCATCGGGTATTACTCTGAGCATGGCGAGCGTGAGCACCTTGATGTCAACCACTTGCAGTCGTTGTCTCGTGCGGTGTTGAAGTTCGATTGGGATGCGCTGCCTGTTGAGCGTGACCCCAAGGTTGTCGAGACTAAGTCATGGGGCACGAGTGCGTTCGACTGGACTACGTACTCCAAGGACGAGCCGTATGACTTTGAGATGGATGACATCCGCTTCGCCCTGCATGACGCCAAGGAGGGGTACTACGATGAGTTGTTCTATCTGGTCGGTGAGTCTGTGTATCCCGAAGACCCTGAGCTGGCTGTCAAGTTCCTTGACGCTAAGCGTTTGACGGATGACCTCATTGACAAACTGATGGACTTGTCGCATACGTATGATGCTGATACTTTGTTGTGCACTGTGTTCGACACGCTGTACAAAGAGTGACGGGTGTCAATTGGTTTGCAGGGGAATTCCCCTGCGTTTTTAAAAGGAAAAGGTATGGATAAATTTATTGATTGGTGGTTTAGTGGGCGCTGTCTCAAACACCCTGTGGTTGTGGCAGTTGTGTTTTATTTAATTGGATATGGGATGGGCAAGGTATGAGCAACTACAACTACGAAGATATGCGCGAAGACTTGTTCACCGAGGACGGCGTGGAGCTGCTCATGCAAGTGCGCGATCACTCAAGCAAGCTGTTGTTCCAAGCAGGGGCGTTCTCGTTCGAGAAGGTGATGCGCACGATCGCTGGCGACACATGGCTCAAGATGGCCGCGCTCGACTACATGCGGGAGCGTAGAGAGATTCGCTTGGTCTACGAACCATCGAACACACTGAACCACGTTTACACGAAAGGAGAGGCTGCGTAGAAATACCTACTTGCGCGAGATTGTCCAGTGTTGGACAATCTCTGATACACTAATCAAAAAGGAGAAAGCAATGAGAGCACAGATGACATTGGGCGAACAACTGCGTGCAAAATTTGAAGAAGCCGCAAAGAAAGAAGCCTTACAAGCCACACTCACTGAGTGGGACAACGATGAACAGAAACAAATCAAAGGAGAAACCATGAGCACTACCACCACACCTAAAACTGCATACCTATTCCAACCAACTAATAACGCCTCGCGTGATACGTTCAACTTCATACGCGATAACCCCGGCCTTCGCATCTCAGAAATCAAAGCAGGTTTACCAAACCACAAGTCAAACACAGTGGGTTCTCTGACGTACCAGATGGTCGTAGCAGGGCTGCTGCGCAAAGACGAAAACAACTGCACCTTCCATGCGATCAAGCCTGAGTTCGAGCCGTTCAGTATCAACAAGCTGCGCAGAGAACGAAAGAAAGCTGCCGAGCCTCGCAAGCTAGTCATCGTCAAACGCCGCACCGCGCAAGAAGCAGAGGCCGCACACAACGCCAACGTAGCGGGTACTGGTGTGGATACCAATGCAGGTATCAGTGCAGGTCTCGGAGCGCTCACATCAAGCGTAGAACTAACCTCACGCCCACGTCCTTGGAGACCAGAGGACACTGTCGATACGCTGACGCTGCTGCAAGCTAAGGCTGTCCACGCATACCTGCAACAACTTTTTGGAGCACTGTGATGTTTAAATTATTGATGACCCGATTCGCCAACTCGTTCCGTCTGCCCAACGCTGACGTGATGGCCGTGAGAGAGCTTGAAGAAGCCAAGCGCGAGCTGTTGCAGATGCAGTCGGCGCAGGATTACGCCAAGTCAATGTGTTCGTACCACGCCGAGCGCGTTAAGCGCCTCACTGCGTATGTGACCAAGGAGCAATCATGATTGAAGTTGCTGAAGACATGTTGTGCTTTGCACTGATCTGTTTTTTACTAGCGGTGTATTTCAAATGACTGAAGATTTGCCACTTTTAATCTCGCTGATCGTGACGTGCCTTGTCATGTTGCTGATCGTTGTAGTTGCTGTGCTTGCCGTAATGGCTGGCGGAAAGGATAAAAAATGACACAAGAAGAAATCATTGCGATGGCTAGACAGGCAGGGTGTATACCTCGCAGACATCCTGAGTATTGGGAAGATGTGCAAGTATTTGCCACGCCCGAAGTTCTTCAAGCATTTGCCAAACTGGTAGCAGCTAAAGAGATTGAACGCATCATCGCCGAGAACAAACCAGAGATTGAAAGATGTAATGCGTACATCAAAGAACTAGAAGATGCACTAGCCAAGCAAGAGCAGGATGAGCCTGTGGCGTGGATGACCATTGACTCTAACGGGGAGGAATATGACATTTGGTATGAAAACCCAGAAGGCCAGCTGATTGAAGGCTGGACATACAAACCTCTTTACACCACACCACAACCAAAGCAAGAACAGGGTGAGCCTGTAAGTGCTGATGATTTTTTCAAGATGATTGCAGATAAAAACCCAAATCCGTTTCCAGCACAACAACGCACATGGGTTGGACTGACGGATGAAGATATTGATTTTCAAGCTAAGAAAGACGATCACGCGGCTTATTTTGCTCTTGGTGCTTTATGGGCAGCAGCCGTATTAAAGGAGAAGAACACATGACTAAACAAGAAATGACAAAGCTCGTGCGTAGCATGGGCGCGAACGAGAACACAGTTACCGCTATGGAAAACGCTTACGAGATGGGGATTGAGTTTGAGCGTGCGCGGTGCGAACGCATCTTGCAGAAATGGATCAACTCACCATCAAGCGAACCCGAGATGGAAGGCATCCTCGAAGACATCCTGATTGGAGTCACCCACCCATGACAAAAGAAGAAGCACTACAAGCAATCATGCTGCTGTCAGCAGTGGAGTCATGGTCGTTCAGTATGAAAGAACAACTGCCTGCTTACTTGCACGAGAACCTGAACACCATGATTGACGTACTCAGCAAAATCGTATTGGAGAAACCATGACCATCATCAACGCCTTTCACCCCGACTACATCAAGACCCACATGCCTCAGTTCTTGAGCACACTCAAGTCCGACTCCGAGAAGGAAGCCACGGGCTCAACCAGCGGCACGAAGTCAAGAGCTGTACGTGAGTCCGTGCACGGCAAGAACGTGGACTCCATCAACACGTTCCCCAAAACCAAAGCGAGGAGTGCAGCGCTTGCTCCGAGGGAGTTCAACACGTACAGCAGAGCGGGCACAGCCAACACAACAAAGGTGAAGAAATGAGCTGGCCGTTCCCACCACCGACAGGCCCCGTGCCTTGGAAGCCAAAACAAGTACGCGAGTACGCACAGCAACAACGTAACAAACTACCGGAGAGTCCGCTATGAAAACCAAACAAGAAATCAAAGAAGAAATCATTGAACTGTACGGGGCTACGCAAGCCTTGGGGGATGCAATGAACTTACTTCATGCACAGCGCATGGAAAAAAGCAAACAGATGATGGCTTTAAATCACATGCTTAAAGAGATGGGCGACGAAGGCAGCCCTGAGGAGAACGTATGACAGACAAAGAAAAGATTTTGCAGATCATCAAGGAGATGCGCCCCGCGATACGAACACTGGACAGAGCAGGCATGGGCAAGACCACAGAAGAATGGTTTGACGTGTTGGTGAAGCACATTGAGGAGAACACATGACACACGAAGCAGGAAAGGGTGACACACAGCGCCCCACTGACCACAACAAATACAGCGCCAACTACGATGCGATCTTCAGACAAACCAAGGAAGACTGGCAAGCTGAAGACGAAGAGTTTGAACGAATCCAACGTGAACAACAGGAGAAAACAAAATGAGCACACAACCACTGAAAGTAACTGATAAAACTAGCGCGGGTCTTTGCGATGCGTTATTCGAGGAGTTCGACTTGCTGCGCAACGGACTCAGTGATTCACACCGAGCGTCAGCCGTGGCGAAGCTGGCCGTGCAGATCATCAACACCAAGAAGTTAGAGATCGAAGCCGCGGCGTTCTATAAAGCGGGCATGCGCTTTGAACCTTTGGCCTTGACGTCTGCCGGTATTCCGATCGGGAACAGCGGTGAGTAACGCGTTGCAAGCATTGAAGTTTGCAAGAGCAGAAGACAACCCGCATCTCCACGGGGATGCGCAAAAGAAAATCTTTGCACTGCTTCAGCAAGTACACGAGGTCTACAACGACTTCATTCGACAACCATCTGGAAAGGTGTGCGACATCTGCGGTAAGGGGGACTCCGGTGTGTACCACAAGGCTGGGCGCATACTGCCCGGCTACGAACACAGGCAAGATGTAATGCCGACTTTGTGTTGGCCACACGCATCTGGCTGGTCTCGTACCTACCGCGCAATGGAAAGCAAACGCAGAGCGGACTTGTTCGAAGTTGATGATAAATCTCAAGTTGACTTCATCACGTACACAAGAACGCCTGTAATCAGCGACGAAGAAGCCAACCTTCACTTTGCCCACTATCTAGCAACACAACTTTTGAAAGCGAAACATGAAACCCATCCCAACTGAAAACCAAAAAGACTTGTTCGAACAACAGCTGAACGGACTACGCGCCGACGATGTTCAAGTCAGTGGCAACCACTACAAGGACATGGCCGTGCAGCCGTGGGCTGTGATGGAGGCGGTGCTCACACCAGAGGAGTTCCGCGGGTTCTTACGTGGAAATGTGATAAAGTACGCCATGCGCCAAGGTAAGAAGCAAGACAGTGATGACGCGGGCAAAGCCAAACACTACATCCAGAAACTGAAAGAATTTAATGAAACATTGCAACAAATGCGGGGAGACAAAGCATGAAACAGAGTTTCCATTTAATGGTGGGAGGTTGCGGTCCCAGTGCAAAGCATGTGTTGCAGAAAAAAGCCGTCAATGGCGAATAGAAAACCCGACCCATGCTACAAAATACATGCGCGAGTACTGGAAGAAAAACCGTGCGCAGCTGAAAGAGCGCATGGACGCCAAGCGTAAAGAGATTGCTGAATGGAAGAGAGCTAGGGGGTGCACTGTCTGCGGTGAGACGGAGCCGTGGGTGTTAGATATGCACCATCTAGACCCCAGCGAAAAGGAAGCAAATCCCGCAGCCAGCGCCACACTAAAGACATTTCTTAAAGAAGCAGACAAGTGCGTGTTGCTGTGCTCTAACTGCCACAGAAAAGTTCACGCAGGCGTATTAAAAATAACCAAAAAAGTGACAGCAAACTTTAAAAGGAGTTTAAAAAATGGCAGCAACGCCTGAATCCAAAGTCAAAGACAAGCTACGCAAACACCTGACGCAGTTGGGTATCTACCACTTCATGCCACCTGCTAACGGCTTCGGCCGTGCGGGTATCCCAGACATTATCGGCTGCTACAACGGGCAGTTCGTGGCGTTTGAGTGCAAGGCTGGCAAGAACATTCCAACCGCATTGCAAGAGCGCGAGCTACGCAACATTCAAGCAGCCAAGGGCTGGGCGTTTGTCATCAACGAAGACAACGTAGACCGCATAGAAGAACTACTAAGAATGGAGAAGCAAAATGAGAAGAACCTTTGAACAAACAAAAGAATCGCTGGAGTTCATGGACAAGATCGACCGACTCACAGCCGAGCAACGCGACCACATGCAAAAGCTGATACAGATCGTCGTGGACTGCTACCTCAACGAAGACAGGCATGGCGTGCTGATGGTGGCCTCGGACACTGACGAGAAGACATTGGTGCTGTCGATCAACTGCGACGAGATGCAAACAGGGCGAGCGCTAAGTAACCTGCAACAGTACATCCACATGGTCAACACGGTCGATGCCCCACCCAAGGAGATGATGAATTGAAGCCCTTGAGTAAAAAAGACACGATGCTGCTCCGTGCTATGGAGGCAGGGTTCCAGCACTTTGAAGCCGAAGCGTTTATCCATTGTCTTGCACGGTTTGAACACGCGGTTCGGGTTGATGCACATAAAAAGTTTTGTGCTGACCTTGCCCAACTCCATGATGCGTATTCGTGCGCTTCTGACCCATCAACAATCCGACAAAGAGACAACGCATGAGCTCACCCTACAAACAGATCGTAACGATCGACTTCGAGACTTACTGGGACACAGCCAGCGGGTACACGTTGTCGAAGATGACAACAGAGGAGTATGTACGTGACAGTAAATTTAGAGCGTTCGGAGCTTGCCTCCATGTATACGGAAGCGACGGCATCATTCAATGGTATCGAGACGATGAACTACATCGAGTCCTTCGGACATTCGACTGGACACAGACCGCAATCCTTGCGCATAACGCACAGTTTGATGTATCCATCCTTGAGTGGGTCTACGATATACACCCCTGTTTCATCTTCGACACACTGTCAATGGCACGCGCTCTTCGCGGCGTGGAGGTTGGCAATTCCCTCGCGAGACTGGCAGGCGATTTTGGTCTTCCCGCCAAAGGGACAGCCGTATATACGACCAATGGACTTGTCGAGCTCACACCGCAGATTACCCACGAGCTGGCAGAGTACTGCAAGCATGACGTTTTCCTCTGTGAAGAAATCTTTAAACGGCTTGTACTAGGCTACCCGACCAAGGAGCTGCGCCTTATCGACATGACGTTGAAGATGTACACGCACCCCGTGCTGGAGCTGGACGCCAACATGCTGACCGATGCCTTGCATGAGGAGAAGGAAAAGCGTGAGGCCCTGCTTGAGCGCCTAGGGTTGACGGACAGCGTGCTGGCCAGCAATGTGCACTTCGCTGAGGCCTTGCGCAACGTCGGCATCGAGCCACCTACCAAGAAGAAGAAACCCACGGTCAAGACACCGAACCCTGTTGGTGAGAACTTCGCGTTCGCTAAGACAGACGCTATGTTCCAAGCCATGTTGAACGGAGACAACGAAGATGTTGCAGCACTATGCGAAGCGCGGCTCAAAGTTAAATCGACCACTGAGAGGACTCGCGCACAGCGTTTTCTTGACATCGCGGGACGGGGCACGCTTCCTGTACCACTCTCGTACTATGGTGCTGCGACGGGCAGATGGACTGCGTCCAAAGGTTCGGCCATCAATATGCAAAACCTCAAGCGTGGTTCGTTCTTACGCAAGGCGATCATGGCTCCGAAAGGGTATCAGCTTGTTGTGGGAGATTTATCGCAGATCGAGCCCCGTGTTCTTGCTTGGCTTGCAGACTATGAGGAGCTGCTACGCATCTTCGTCGCAGGTGGTGACCCTTACGCACAGTTCGGCGCTCAGATGTTCAACATCCCGGGCCTCACAAAAGAGTCGCACCCCGACTTACGGCAGTCTGCTAAATCAGCTCTCTTGGGGGCCGGTTATGGTTTGGGTTGGGCATCGTTTGCATCGCAGCTGCTTGTCGGCTTTCTTGGTGCGCCGCCTGTACGGTACGAGCGCAAGTTCGCAAAAGCCTTGGGCGTCACGGCGCAAGATGTTGAGAGCTTCTTGGACAACGAAGACTACGTTGCGAAGATGATGGAGATACCGCACATCTGCACCAAGCAGGAGCTGCTCATCCACTGCCTTGCGGCCAAGAAGATCATCGACAAGTACCGTAAGACTGCGCAGCCTGTGGTGGACTTTTGGGGCATGTGTGGCCAGCTCATCGAGACCAGCCTGTACGGTGGTAAGGAATACACTTACAAGTGCCTGACATTTAAGAAGGGCGAGATCGTGCTGCCCTCTGGTATGAGCTTGTTGTATCCTGACTTGAAACGCACCAAGGATGAAAAAGGTAGGGCGCAGTGGACATACGGCCCAGACTCGACTAAACTGTACGCAGGAAAAATTACCAACAACGTCACGCAGGGCGTAGCGAGATGCGTGATGACGGACGGTATGTTGAGAACCGCGAAGAAGTACTTCGTGGCGGGAACAGTGCATGATGAACAGATCGTGGTTGTGCCCGATGCAGAGGTGGCTGACGCTAAGACTTGGGTCTTGGCGCAGATGACTATGGAGCCACGTTATATGCCGGGCATACCGCTCGACGCTGACGGTGGCGCACATAGACGATACGGGTTAGCAAAGAACTAAGGAGAAGCGTATGCCAATGGAGATTCATGAAGACAAGATCGTCATGCGAGCAGGCAAGTACAACTTGCCCAAGCCTTATGTCGGTCTGACGTTTGAGCAGTTCAAAGAGTACGTTGAAAAGCACTGCATGTACGAAACAATTTACGACGACAGCGACGGACGCCAGATACTGGTGCTTCGCTTACTGGACGCATACACCATGTGTCATAACTACAAGGAGAAAGCAGATGAAACTACCACGTAAGGTACGAGTGGGCAACAAGCACTACTCGATTGAGATCGTTGAGACGATGGCACACAGGGGGCGTATGGGGGATGTAAACCATGACCGCAAGCGCATTACCCTAGGCCAACGCAGCAACATCACAGGCAAGGCGTTCAAGCCCGAGGCCATTGAGGATACGTTCTGGCACGAGCTGACACACGCCATCCTTACCGACATGGGGATGCACACACTCAACAACAACGAGCAGTTCGTCACTGGCTTTGCCAACCGACTGACTCGTGCAATACAAACAGCGAGGTTTTAATGGCCAAGGTAACGTGGAGCCACAGCTCCTTGAAAGACTTTGAAGGGTGCGCTCGTCGCTACCACCAAGTCAAGATTCTCAAGATGTACCCATTCCAAGAGACTGAGGCTACACGCTACGGCAACGAGCTGCACAAAGCAGCCGAACTCTATGTTGCAAACGGCACACCACTGCCCAAGCAGTTCGAGTTCATCAAGGACACGCTCGACGCGCTTATCAACAAGCCCGGACGCAAGCTGGCTGAATACAAGATGACGCTTCGTGAAGACCTCACGCCTACTGAATGGTTCGCCAAAGACGCGTGGGTTCGTGGCGTTGCCGACTTGCTCATCATTGATGACGAGAACCTGACTGCTTGGGTGGTGGACTACAAGACGGGCAACAACAAGTACCCAGACCGTGACCAGCTTCGCCTCATGTCGATCATGGTGTTCAAGCACTTCCCGCACATCCGCAAGGTCAACTCTGCCTTGCTCTTTGTGGTGAAAAACGATATGGTCAAACACAGTATGAGCGTTGACGAGATGGATGCCGAATGGTGGAAGTATCGTGAGCGTGTCAGCCGCATCGCATCCTGCATCGACAACGATGTATGGAACCCAACCCGTACCCCGCTCTGCGGCTGGTGCCCATGCACTGGCTGCGAGTTTCATAAAAAGCATTGAGGTGAACCATGGCAACCAAACGAGATTACAAAGCTGAATACAAACGAGACTTGGAGACAGGCAAATCCGGCCCCGGCTCCGATCAACACGAGCGCCAGCGTGCTCGTCGTGAGTACGACAAAAAAGGTATCGCCCGTGCGGGCAAAGATATTGACCACATCAAACCGCTACGAGCGGGTGGCAAATCAACAGCAGGTAATCTGCGTTTGCGTTCCAAAAAAGCCAACCAAGGCGATAACAAATAAATAGAGAGAAGCAATGGAAATTATTGACGATAAGGCACTCCTACTTCGTACAAGAAATCCAGAAAAATACAGCGTCATCCCCCGTAGCAAAGTCATCGAGCAATACGATGATGGGTCTGCGGAGGTTGCTGTTTTCTGGGGCCTTGACGAAGCGCGTGTGCTCAAAAACTTAGGCGTGAAGGATGTCCCTTCACCAATCACCAGACGCTACAACTGGCCCGGTCGTCACACACCGATGGCACACCAAGTTCAGACAGCATCGTTTCTCACACTGCACCGCAAAGCGTTTGTGTTCAGCGAGCCGGGCACGGGTAAGACGCTCTCTGCTCTGTGGGCTGCGGACTACTTGATGACGCGTGGTGAGGTGCGGCGTGTGCTCATCCTGTGCCCCTTGTCGATCATGCAGTCAGCGTGGATGCAGGACTTGAACGCATCCATCATTCACCGCAGTGCAGTCATCGCCCACCACCCACAAGCATCGCGTCGAATCGAGATGGTTCAACAAAACTATGAGTTCGTCATCACCAACTATGAAGGCTTGAACCTGATAGCCGACGAGATCAACGCCAACGGCAAGTTCGACCTCATCATCGTAGACGAAGCGAACGCATACAAGACCATCACAACACGGCGCTGGAAGTCTCTCGCTTCAATCATCAAGCCCGAGACACTGTTGTGGATGATGACAGGTACACCTGCCTCGCAGTCACCTGCGGATGCGTTTGGTTTGGCCAAGCTGGTGAACCCCAACAACGTGCCCAAGTTTTTTACTGCGTGGCGTGACAAGGTGATGAACAAGATCACGATGTTCAAGTGGGGGCCAAAAGCTAATGCACCGGAGCTCGTACACGAGGCGCTGCAACCCGCGATCCGTTTCACCAAAGCAGAGTGCTTGGACTTGCCGCCAGTGATTACGATGACACGCGAAGTGCCGATGACCCCGCAACAGAAAAAATATTACGAGCAGCTCAAAGATCGGATGCTCATTCAAACCGCAGGGGAGACGATCAGCGCAGTCAACGCTGCCGCGGGCGTATCTAAATTGTTGCAGATCAGTTGTGGCGCAGCGTACACCGAGAGCGGTGAAGTGGTTGAGTTCGACGCCACGCCACGCTTGGCGGTACTGGAGGAAATCTTAGAAGAGACCACACGCAAGGTCATCATCTTTGCATTGTTCACCAGTAGCATCGACAACATCTACAACCACCTGTTGAAAAAGGGCATCAGCACCGAGATGATCCGTGGTGACGTGCCCGCCTCTAAGCGTGGTGACATCATCCGCCGGTTCCAGAATGAACCTGACCCCCGCGTCTTGGTGATGCAGCCACAAGCGTCTGCCCACGGGATTACCCTAACTGCTGCTGATACCGTTGTGTTCTACGGCCCGTTGATGTCTGTTGAGCAGTACGTACAGTGTTGCGCCCGTGCTGACCGCAAGGGACAGACCTCAGACAAGGTGACCGTCATCCACATCCAAGGCTCGCCGATTGAGAAGAAGATGTTTAAAGCATTAGAAATGAAGGTCAGTGACCACTCACTCTTAACCCAAATGTTTGATACAGAAATTAAATCTTGAAAGGAGGTACAAAGATTAAAAAACATGGTTACACTGTCCAACCTTAGACAAACAACAACCACTTCATAGGAGAAGTAAATGGAAACTGAGAACGTAGTGCCAATGGATAAGTTGGCCAAAATCTACCGTAAGATGCGCGACCGCGTCTCTGAGCTGACCCGTGAGTACGACAACGAAGTCGAGACCATCAAGGCGCAGCAAGCAGAGATCGCAGCCGCTATGAAAGAACAGATGCAAGCGCTTGGCGTGACTTCTGTTCGCACTGACCAAGGAACCGTGGTGCTGTCTGTAAAGACGCGCTACTCCACATCCGATTGGGACAGCTTCAAGTCTTTCGTCGTCGAGCACGATGCCTTGGACTTGTTTGAGAAGCGCATCGCGCAGACCAACATGAAGCAGTTTCTTGACGAGAACCCCGGGGTTGTACCGCCCGGCTTGAACTCCAACGCGGAGTACGACATTTCGGTACGCAAACCTTCAGCCAAATAAGCTATGACCAAGAAACAAACAGACAGCTTGCCTGTCATGGAAGACACAGTGACTGACACCGCCCTCGGGCAAATCGCCTTTGCAGACTCGAGCGTTCCTTGGATGCGCCAAACTGCATTAGAGTTTTCCATCACGTTCCATAAGAACAACGGCGGCATGACCCAACCCCAACAAGTCGTCAGCACAGCGACTTTATTTTTAGACTTCATCAAAGGAGAAACCAAATGAGCAACGTAGCTTTATTCAACCCATCCCAACTCCCCGCGTTCGCCCGTTCAGGTGAACTTTCCGACATCGCTAAAGCTCTGGCCGGTAGTGGCGGCGCAGGTGGCGGCAAGCGCATCTCTATCAAGGGCGGCGTGTTTCGTTTAATGTCTGCTGGCAAAGAAGTCTCAGCCATTGACGAACGCTTCCTCGACGTGGTGATTGTGAAGGCCGCACCAAAAGTGTCACGCGTGTTCTACGCAGCCAAGTACGATGGAGAGACCGCAGCACAACCCGACTGCTGGTCTCCTGAAGGTGATAAGCCTGATGCCAAGTCCGCCAACCCACAAGCTGCAACATGCGAAAGCTGCCCACAAAACATCGCGGGTTCAGGCAATGGTCAGAGCCGTGCTTGCCGCTACCAACAGCGCTTGGCTGTGGTCTTGGCCGATTATATTGAAGGCGACGTGATGCAGTTGGCATTGCCAGCCACTTCGATCTTTGGTAAGGAAGAAGGCGAGAACCGTCCGCTGCAAGCGTATGCTCGTTGGTTGGTTGCGCAAAGCGTTGACCCTAGCATGGTCGTGACTCGCATGAAGTTTGACACCAAGGCCGAGGCCCCCAAGCTGCACTTCAAAGCCATGCGTTGGTTGACCGATGATGAGTTCACCCAAGCTGGTGACCAAGGCAAGACCGACGATGCGCTCAAAGCCATCACCATGTCAGTCGGTGCAACCGACAACGCCAAGCCAGCCGATGCACTGCAAGGCGCGAAGCCCAAGGCCAAGCCGATGGGCGAGATGATGGATGAAGAAGAGGACGCAGCGATTGCGGCTGAGCGAGCCAAGGCTACCAAGGCAAAAGCCAAAGCCAAGGCCGCACCTGCTCCCGTAGTAGCGGACGAAGACGAAGACGAAGCCGAGCCAGAAGTTCGCAAGGCTGAGAAGAAGCCAAGCGCTGTGCCCGTTAAGAAATCATTGGCCGATGTGGTCGGTGGTTGGGATGACGAAGACTAATTGAAGTTCCGCTGCCCGGCAGGGTGGCGGTCGCATTGCGTTGGGCGGGGTGTCCAAAACGGCCTCGTTAGGTAATTAACATCCCAACGACTGCGTTTCCCATCCTGCCGGTGTCAGCGCCTTTTAAGAACGACCATGCCATATTCACAAAAAATCATTGATGGTGTTGCCGATGCGGACAAGACTTTGGGAAACCAACTTGGCCGCTGGTGCATCTATCACGACTTCTCTGTGGTGCGCGTATCCAAAGCACTGGGTGTGACACGACAGACCGCGTACAACTGGTTCTTGGGCAAGGACATCTTCCCTGCATACCAAGAGCGAGCTGAACTTCTTTTAAAAATATTACAAAGCGCCCGTGACGCGGACGACGCATGGAGAAAAATATGCAAGTTATACAACCTCGCACCCTGAGCAACACCGAGCTCATCAACCACTGCGCCAATTTAATGGACGTCGTGCAAGAGCTGCCTACTGCCTACCAGATTGAGTTACTGCGCCGATTCACCGCGCTTGCCCCTATCGACGAGTTCCCCGCTATTGACCCCAAGCAGCTAGACCTGTTTACCGACACCAAATAACCCAAGGAATCACATGAACCCGCTTGAATTCCTAGCGGTTGTTTTGCCGACTCCGGGTCACGGGGTGTACTGCGCGGCGGAACTGACTAAGAAAAAAGAACATCTGTTCGTAGAAAATCTGGAGGACTTTTACCCCAAGGTCAACACTTGGGTCGAGCAAAAGGCTGACGCCTACTTCGCGCTGGCGACGTTCGATGACAAGGGCAAGCGCAAGGCCGAGAACGCCCTGTATGTGAAGTCGTTGTTCATCGACATGGACGGGTACGAGTCCAAGAAAAAGGCAGCGTTCGCACTCAAAGCGTTCCTTGCCGAGACTGGCTTAGACCTGCTTGGCTCCCCGTACATCGTGGGCTCTGGCGGTGGGCTGCACTGCTACTGGCCGTTCACGGACAACATCGAGGTCGAGGAGTGGAAGCCGCTGGCTGAGAACTTCAAACGCCTGTGCAAACAACAAAAGCTGACGATCGACATGACGGTGACGGCCGACGCCGCCCGAGTTTTACGCATCCCTGACACGTTTAATTTCAAACCCAAATACCCAGAGCCGCGTCCCGTGACGTTGCTCATCGAGGGCGACACGTTCGACTTCGAGACACTGAAGGCTCATGTGGTGAGCCTCTTGAAGACTATAGCGCCAGCTCCAGTACCGACACAGACAGCGTTGAGCTTGCCCGGCCAGCGCCCATCAAACGCGCCCAAGACGGCGACTGGTGTGAAGCTCATGGAGAACAGCGCCACATCGTTCAAGAAAATCTTCCATGCGACCAAGATCGGCAAGGGCTGCGCCCAACTCAAGCACTACGTTGAGAACGCCAGTGATGAAGGCATGGAACCCTTGTGGCGTGCTTGGCTAAGCATTGCCAAACCCTGCTCGGACGGCGAGAAAGCAGCCATCTGGCTGAGCGACTTGCACCCGTATTCCCAACACCGGATGCACCAGAAGCTGGCCGAGATTAAAGGGCCGTATGCGTGCGTGAAGTTCGACAGCGAGAACCCCGGCATCTGTGACGGGTGTCAACACTTTGGAAAAATAACCAACCCCTTGGCTCTTGGTCGCGAGGTCATAGTTGAGACCGAAGCCAAAGAGATCGAAGTCCACATGCCGTCTGAGTCTGAGACCATCAAAGAAGATGTGTTCAAAGTCCTGCGCCCCACACCGCCCAAGGGATACGCTTTCGGTGCGCGTGGTGGTGTCTTCATGGAAAAGGAAGACGAGGACAGCGAAGGTAATAAGACCAAGCGCCAAATCATGCTGCTGCCCTACGACTTGTTCGTGGTAGACATCCTGAAACACAACGGTGAACACACTGTCCACCTGATGAGCATCCGTCCAGAGGGGGCGGAGACCATCACCATGTCCCAAAAGGCCATCGTGAGCAAGGACGAAACCGTCAAGGCTCTGGCCAACCAAAACGTCATAGCCGCCTACGGCTCTGGCAACGACAAAAACCTTTTTGATTATGTGAGAGCATCTGTGGAACAAGCAAGTACTGGGCGGGCCCCCGTTAAAGTCCCATCGAACTACGGCTGGCAGCACGACAACACCTACGTGTTTGCGGGCAAGATTTTCTCCAAAGGCAAACCTCCTGTGGCCGTGCCCATGCCCGGTCTTGAGAACATCGTAGCCAACACCAAACCAACTGGCACCATCGAAGCGTGGCGCTCGTTCATGCAGCTCCTTGTCAAGAAGGAAATGTTTGAGCACTTGGCCATCATGCTGGCCGGAGCTTCGGCTCCGCTCATGCGCTTCACAGGCATTTACGGCATGACCTATCACTGCGGTTCAACGGAGTCGGGTACGGGTAAGTCGCTGGCGCTGGAAGCTGCCGCTTCTGTCTGGGGCCATCCTGTGCACTACCGCACAGGTAAGAGCACGTCGCCTGTTGCCATGCAGCAACGCCTTGGTTTACTCAACAGCCACCCGCTTATCACGGACGAGCTGACCAGTAAGAACCGTGCTAACTTTGAGTGGTTGCCTGAGTTCTTGCTGGATATGACTGAGGGTCGCGGCAAGGAGCGTATGGAGTCCGGTGCCAACAAAGAACGCATCAACTTGTCCACATGGATGACCTGCGCGATTATGTCTTCCAACACGCACGTGGTCGATGGCCTGACAGGTGGGCGTAAGCACTCATCCGAAGGTGAGCTGCGCCGCTTGCTTGAGTTCATCTTGACCAAAACTTGCGAGTGGGAGCCCCACGAGATCGAAGTCATCAAGTCCTTGCAGCACAACTACGCAGTGGCAGGCCACATGATGGCGCAGTACATGGTGGATAACGTGGAAGAGCTGGCCGTAGCTGTACCAGATGCTGTACAACAGATGTACAAAGAGTTTGGCGCAACCAACGACGAGCGGTTCTGGATGGCTGGTATCGGCGCTATCGTCTACGCTGGCGTGATCTTCAACAAGGCGGGCATCGTGACGCTGCCCATGAAGCAAATCCTGAACTGCTTTAAGAAGGTGGTTGTCGCCATGCGCGGGAACATCAAGGCCAGCGCCCGAAGCGCAGAGGATGTGCTGAACGCCTATACCCGTGAGAACTACGGCCACTTCATCGTTGTGCGTGAGACTGCTGGTACGGTGTTGGCAGAGCTTGGGCGCGGGGGTGAAGTTGACAAATCGACAACAAGGTCTCAGATCATGGGACGCGTCGAGCACGGCTTTACGCCAGACCATGTGGACTTCTTTATCGAGGAGGCGCTGCTCAAAGCCTACTGCTCGTCAATGAGTTTTGGTTACGCGGACTTCAAACGGTTGCTGGCTTCTGTGTTCACCGTGTCGCATGTAGCCAAGAAGAACATGACGGCGCGTACGCAAGGTCCTCAGATGCGCGTGAGTGTTTTAAAGATAAGCTGTCGCATATCGGACATGGACGATGAAACTCGCGATTCACTATCCTTGGAAACAAACTGAGAGGGGGCAGGGGTTTTTCATCCCCTGCCTTGATACCGCCGCCATCCGTGAGGAGGGCTTAAAGGAGGCCATCAAACTCAGACTGCTGGATGCTCGGGCTACGCCCGGCATCCGCAACGGCCTCATCGGGGTGTGGTTCTATCGGCTAGGGCAATAAACTTGCGAGCGTATTCCGTTTTGATCTTGTCCAATCTGGCCAAGCGTTCGTCTTTTTGCTCGGTCGTAAGATTCGGAGATGCCCGCACCATGCGCTCTTGTTTAGCAAGGTCTCCCAAGTACTTTTGAACAGCGCCGGATGTCGAAGCCAAGGCTAACATGTTGGTGTTTTCTTGTACAAACCTTCCGGCTTCGGCGCGGTTGCCTTTTTCCACCATGTCGTTGTACGTACCTTTAGTCTGCTGAACTTTTTTCATCAAGTCATATGCTTCATCCAACGTGCCCCGTCCCTCAACTGGCTGGAATAAACCCCCAATAAATGGCGTCTTGCTTAGTTTCAAGGTAGGCTCGGCAACGTCCGCTTTGACCTCGGTATTGAGGATCGGGTTTGCCAAAGACACTAGCGCAATACCCAATGGGCCGGTATAACCACGGATTAGGTAGTCGAGCGTGATGGGGCTGACGCCGACCTCTCCTGTTGCTTTGCCCAAGAGTTTGGATAGCTCGGTCGTGGTCTCACGGTAACGGTCGGTGGCCAACAAGTTTTGTTCGCGCTGAGACTCGATGTCCCCACCATAGAAAGATTTACCCAGTACCGCCTCGGTAAGCGGCTTGATGGCTTGCGGCAACGAAAAGGGGTTAGACTGTTCCAACAACTTGTACATACCGCCCAAGGCTTTGCTGGCTTTCTCGTCGTTAACGGCCATGTTGTACACCGCTTCAGGCAGCGCTTTGAACAGGTAGCCCAATTCAAATGGGATTGGTACGCGCACAGGCTCATCAAGGCCGGGAACATACACAAACCAGTTGGCGTAGCGTTCTTCTGGCTTAGCGCGTTTGTATGCTTCGTCGTCGCTCATCAAGGCCGCGTAAGCCATTGTGCCCGCGGCCAACATAAGTCCTCGGGCAATCATTTTTTGTTTGATCTGCAGCTGCTCACTAAAAGGCATGTTGCCTGTGTACGCACGATACAGCACGTCCAGACCCTGAATTTGTGCGTTAAAAAACGGAATCATTACCGACAGCGCTTGCATACTTGGCGACAAACCACGGCGGCTAAAGTTCATGGACTCTAGCGTACGGAGCAACGCCTGCTGTTTGGTCATGCCCTTATCCAAAGAGTCCTTATAGACCACAGCTCGGGTAGCAGCGTCGCCTTGTAAGGCAAACGCATCGAGCTTGGCCATCACTTTTTCCCATCCTGATTTTCCAGCAGTGACGTCGCGTAAAAACTTGGCCATGTCCCGCTGATCGCCAGAGAACACGTTGGAGCTAATCGCCCCCGCTTCCATCAACTCCCGTTCAACTTTGCTGCGACCAGCAACCATACCGGCCAGCTCTTTCATAGAACTCAAAACAGGCGTGGCATCTGTGCCGGTAGTCAACCACGCGTTCAATGGATCACGAACTACTTGGCGTACAGCGTACACGGGGTTACGTGTTACAAATTTCCGCAAAATATCGGCTGGAATACCCATGAGTTTTACAACTGCTGGCAGCGTAGTCTTGATGCCTTCCATACCTTTGACAATCAAGCTGGCAGGGATGCCATACATGTCGGTGTCGATCGTGGCGTACACGTCTTTGCCCTTAACCTTAAAGCGCACGGTGTCGGGATTAGCGGGGCCTTTGCCGTCTGCAATGCGACTGGCAATACCAATTTTGTGCAACGCAAAGGCAGACTCTTTTACGGCTTGGTTACGCAGGCCCATGTCTGTCAACATGAAAGTGTTCTGCACAGCACTGGTAAAAATAGGCATGATGTGCTTGTTGTCGCCCACCAGTGCTTGGAGCTGCGGCTCGTCTTTAATGTTGCCAATGCGAACGATGTGCTCTTTGTCCACCATTAACTGCACATCGCCGCTGCCTGCCACACGGTAGAACGGTACGTAGCTAATTGATTTTAATTCGGCGGCTTTCTCTTTGGTTAGGGCACCTGTCTCCACAAGGAAATCCAACAAGCCTGCGTTGTACTCGCGGTACAGCTTCGATGCTTTTTCAACCGCCGCTTTTTGTTTGGGGTTAGCGTTAAGCTCTGCCATCACGCCTTGATACTCAGCCTTGGCCGCAGCGGCGTTTTCAAAATTCAACTTTTCCCAACCCACTTGGTTGGCACGAGCGCCAGCTTCGTAAATAGTCAGGACGTTTTCTGCTTTGGTGTCATTTTCAAAACCGCCTTCGTTGAGCGCTTTAGCCATATCCAGCATGTTGACGCCCTTTTTGCTCTCGTAAACAAACGATGTGCCGTCCGGGGTTTTCTCAGTGACAAGGTGCACACGACCGTTGGTCATGAACTGGCCCGCATACATGCTTCGCTGTTCGCCAAACCGTAAACCCCACTCGGCGTTAAGCGCTTCTTGGCTGGTAATTTTTCCTGCAGCTTGACCGCGTTTGAAGGCTTCCGACAGAGCGGCGTGCTTGTCCACGTATTGGACACGCCCTGCCAAACCCAAGACGTTGCCAAGAAAAGTATCAACTACGGATGGCTCCCGGGCAAAGATCGAGCTGCTTGGTTCACGCTTGGTACGAAACGCAATCTGTCCGTCGGCTGCTCGGTACGGGCCAATTGTTTTGTTGTTGAACTCTTTGCGAGACTGCCTCAACATGTAGAACACGTCAGAGTTAGATAACCCCGTAAGTTTGGTAAAGCCCATGTCGCGTAGCCCTGCACGCACCATACCGACTAGCTCTTTCATCCAGCGGCCAGCCTTTTCACGGAACGACTCAGTAACGCGTGCTTCTTCGGTATGGGCGATGATCTCGCGCAACACTTGCAATTTCTGCAATTCTTCGCTGCGCCCCATTGCCAAGTTGTTTGCTCCGACGCGTTGCATTTCACGCAAGAGTTGCTCGCCACCAATGTCTTCAGCCAGCTTGGCCAAGTCAGTCTTATTAGCGTACTCTTGTAAGCGTTTTGTGCCGATGATGGTGTCGATGCCGTAGTGACCGACTAACTCGTGGGCCACGGTTTCTTCCAAGTCTCGTAAGTCAACGTGCTGATCGCCCACCACCAAAACCGTGCCGTCACTGAACACAGCGCCCTGCACCATGGCTTCGGTCGGGTCAACGCCTTCCGCCGCCATCATCTTTAAAACGCGAACCGGAATCTGACCGGGGGTAGGGGCATAGACCAGCTTCACGTTCTCAGGCAAGTTCTTTTGCACGTTGTCCATGAAATCCGCGGCTTCTTTGGCGTCAATGACCGTGCCTTCAGTTTCACGCATACGGTAGGCAGTACCGCCATCTTGCGCGTTGACTTTCTTGGCGGCGGCTTTGCCTTTGGTAGTCGTAGCTTTGCCCGGTTCCTTATCCGCCACAGGCACAGAAGACGGCTTTTCTTTACGAGCCACACTAACTGTGCGCGATACAGGTGTTTTATCCCGGCGAGACTGTACTTCTTGAGGAGCGCTCCCTAGTGCAGTTCGCATCATCTGCACTTGCTCTTTCATGGCCGTACGAAACTCAGGGGTCTTTTTTCCCTCTCGAATAGCCACTTCGGTAAGCAACTCTTTTGTAAGTTGTTTAAATTCTTTAACACTGCTATCTTCGTTGCCGTACCGCGCAACCAGTTTTTCCAAACGCTGTCCTGCACCATTCAAGGCGGCGTCAAAAGCATCCGTTTGCGTACCTAACCCATAAGCAAGAGCATCCATTTTTTCGGACTTGCCTGCTTCGTAACGCACGTCGCCTTCGTTGATACGCTTAGCCCTCTTAGCTTCGCGGGACATCGTGGACAGGCGCTTAATTTCTTTTTCGGCTTCTGCAACGGCCTCTGTGTCGTTAAAGGCTTTGGCTGTTTTTAGCTTCTCACTAGCCGCCACCAGACGGGATGCAGCTTCTTTAGCCGGAGCCGCAGACAGATCCGCCTTGGCTTTTTGTTCTTCTTTAACTGTTTGTAACGGACGTGTGTTGTACAGACTGCTGTACATCTTCACAATTTCATTTTTAACCGGCGTTATTTTGTTGAGGACACGGTGGTACTCTTCCTCAAGTTTTTCCATGCGTTTGGCGGCTTGCGCTTTTTCAGCGGCATCCATTTGGCGTTGAGCGGGAGCTTGCCCTTTGCCTAGCGTAGCTTGTACGCCCGCAACTTTTTCACGCATAGTCGGCTTGGCAATACCTGTCTCAAGCTGTTGTTGCACAGTAGCATGTTCTTCGGCAATATCGGTAAGTTCTTGCAACCAAGAACGCTTGGCATTACCCTGCTTGCGCTCGACTTTTTTCTTTAGGTTTTCAATCTTGCCCATCACAATGTCATACGCATACGCATCGGGGCTTTGGTCATAGCGAAGCTGCTCTTCTTCAGCGCGGCGACGGGCGTCAACATTTGTTGTTTCTACAGAATTGGGGTACGTGCCCGAACGCAATAGACGGTACTTATCACCAAACTCTGGATGCTCGCGAGCAATTTCTTCAATTGGTTTTTGCACCCGCTCAACACTGCGTAGTGGTTCCCCTTTTTCTCCTGTTTTGGTTGTCGCTGGCGCGTTGCCGCCCATGCCAAGACGATCACTCAATACGCGGTCGAGTTCTTGACGTTCTTTAGCTTTTTGTTCAAGGCTCTGCTTATCAACTTCTTCACGAGCCTTTGTGTGCTCCATAACCGTAGCCCAGTCGTTACGGTCAATCGCGTTTTTCAAAATGTTGGAGGTATCAAAAATGTCAATTGGGTTTCCCTTGACAAAAGGTTCAGACAATCTTGATGATTGCGCTTCATATTTGTTGACATCCTTTAAAGCGGAGTCAATCAGCACTTGGTCTTTAGTCTTTACAGCTTCCGCCAACTTGCGGTTAGCCTCGTCGTATTTAACTTCCGATTGCTTTAGCTGGTTGAGGCGCAAGCCGGGGAGGGTCAAAGTCCGTTGTTCTGGCGCAGCTTCAATCTGACCTTGTGGGCCAATGCCTGCCATAGAAAATGCCTGCATAGCCGACGCACGTTTAGCATCAGGGCCATACAGCGCACGGTCTTGTTCGGCTTCTTGCACGACACTTTTTTCCGCTTCGTTCTGCGCGGTGGGTGCGGGGGCTGGAGCTTCGGCAAACATATCGCGGGTCTGCCCACGCTGCTGCAAGCCCGCAATCTTTTCACTCAAAGATGTGCGGCGAGTTTCTAAATCTTGCGCCAGTGTGTTGCGTTCAGCGGTAAGTTTGTCCAGTTGCGCAACAGCTTTCTTGCCTTCTTCAATTTTGCGATTGTTTGGGTCCATCGCTGTAGCAAAGGCTTTGTTTGCGGCTTCGATTTTTTTATCTAGTGCCGACAACGCTGACGTTGCTTGCGCATCAAAACGCTCAGGGGTTTCTGTTGTGCCGCCGTTTTGTTCAATTAAATTGGCAAGATTTTTTGTACGTTGTTCAAGCTGTGTGTGGAGCGGCTCTAACTCTCGAAACGCTTCCGGCGAAGAACTCATTTTTGTATAGAGGTCTTCTTGCTGGCGCTGCAAAGTGTCGTGCTCTTCCATCAAGCGTGCCACATTGATAGGGGGCTGGGGAGCAGGGGGCGTTTGCTCGGGCGCAGTTTCAGGCGTGTACTCTAGCAACTTAGGCTTGTTGGCCTCTGCTTCTGCGGCAGCAGCATCCGCTTGTGCCTTTGCGCGGGCGGCTTCGGCCTCGGCGTTCTTACGGTCTTCAATGTCAGCACGAGCCCCAGATTTTTCGGACAAACGGCCCACAGCACCCAAAGGCCCAAGCAACCCAACCTGATAAGCAGTTTTGCCGTATTCCGCCATTGCGTCTTGGTCTGTCAGCGACAGCCCTGCTTGCGCACGCTCCAGCATCTGCTGAGCAATTTCTGTTGGCACTTCGGCCAACACCCCGGTAGCAGTACCCTTGGCCAGTGTGGTCATCAAACGCTCATTGGCCACTTTTTCTGCGGCTTCGGCGGACTTACTGAAAAACGCTTTCTCGGGGATACCTGTCAGCTTGCTTACAAGTTTGCCACCAAACGGGATGAAGTTACTTGCAACATCCAAAGCCGCTTGTGGTGCAGCAGCCAGCGCCGCTGCACCTGTGTTGATACTAACGGGTTGACCAGCGTTGGTCTGTTCTTGCGCTTGGCGTTCGATGTTGCCGCCAAACTGATGCAAAAGAGACGGCGCTAACGCACCCGCTGCACCCCCCACAATCGTACCAACAGGGCCAGCTAAGGAACCAGCCATAGCTCCAAGGCGTGCACCACCAGCCATCTCTGCTAGGTTGGGCGCTTGTTCAGCAATCGCTGCAGGAATCTGACTGAGGGCTTCTTTACCCGCAGCCAAAATACCATCTTTGTTGTACGCAGACTTGACCCGCTCCAAGCTAACTTGCTCGGCGTACTTCTGGTCTATTGCTTCTTGCCGTTTAGCTGCGGCTGCGGCAGCTTCTTCAGGAGACCCTGTTATCGCTCCAACAGCAGTTTGGCCTGACGAAAATAAGTTTTCAAGCCCCCTACCAAACGCTCCGGCAATGCCGGACTTTTTTTGTTCTGGGGCGGCAGGAGCACCGAATGCGTCGGGGTACTTGGCGTAAGCCGCACGCATGGCCGCCGAGTAGTCTTCACCCTCTTCGACAGGAAACAAGGAGTTGTCTGGAAGTTTGACGTATTTAGGCATGGCCACCACTTAAATTTTTATCCGCCCGTGCGTCAGCGGAGTTGAGAACGCACAGGCAGATTATGCCAAAACTTACCTCTGGCGAACAGCCCCTGCAGCAGCTGTTTTTGGCACATCAATAATGCCGCGGTTAGATGCCCCGTTTATAGACTGTAAATATGTTTCAAAAGTAGGGTACTTTGCCGTAAACGTCGCTCCATTTGCCAAATCCATAGACAGCTTGTCGTAGTTGGCTTTCATGGCGGGCAGCATGCTTTCTTGTTTGTAAATTTCATACCCTTTGGCAAAGTCGCCGCCGCCCAGTTTTTCGATAATCTGCATCTGCGCTGGAGTAGCACTGGCTTGAATCTGGGCAATCTCTTTACGTGAAGCGCGGTCAAGTGCGCCTTCTTTGGATTGTTGCGTCATTTTTGCAAAGTCCATTGCCTGTGCGCTGTCCACGCCAAACTGTGATCGCAATCCTTGAAGTATCTTTTCTTGCCCCGCTGCAATAGTTTGGTTGAGGTCGCCAGTTGCCGCACGTATCTCGCGGCGGTTCATGTTGGCTTCATTGCGGCGCAGATCATCCAACTGGTCGCGGGCTTCGTCAATCTTTTCCCGAGCTGCTTGCAGCCGCTGAATACCGCTGCCGTATGTTTTAAGTCCGGCTGTTGCACCTTCGCCAATACCTGCTAGACCTTTGCCTCGGGACTGCATAGTGGCAAACCCGGCTTCCATCAAAGACAAGTTAAGGTTCATGTCTTTTTGTTTTTCCAAATCGCTTTCGCGCTGGTTTATGCGTTTCTCTTTGGCTTCACCCGCAATACCGGCGGCGGCTTGGTCTTCGCGGAGCTGGTTGAGGTACTCTTGCCGCACATTGGTTTGGGCAGC